TCAAACTTAACGGGACTGCCAAATGGGTGCTTACTGTCAAAATGCATAACTCTCTCCCTTTTCACTCTGAGTGGTACGGTATGGGAAGATACGGGAGGGGTCAATGGATTTTTTTGAAAAAAATTTTTGAGGGGGCCTATGGGTCCCATAGAGGGTAAAAAGGTTTTTGCTGGGAACTGTTTGAGTAAAACACTGTGTAGTAGTGCCGAGATAACCGCTAGGTTTTTAGGGGGGGTTAGGGGTCTAGGTAATCCCGATCCCGAATAAATGTAGGAAACAGCTAGGGTACCTTAAACAAAAAAAGAGCGGGTAAAACCCGCTCTAATTATTATTTATGATGCTGTCCTATGACAGCGTGGTTATTCTATCTTGCCACCATTCAAATAATTCATCGCTAACGCCTGACCATATTGACGGGTTGCCTATTCTGTGGTCGGGCAATAGTGAAGCACCGCTTCCTTGTTCGGTATATGTAAATAAAACTGTATAGGATGTGTGGTGCGTTCCATCACCATATGACGCACCATTCGCTTGTTGGGTATTAGTGACAACCGCCATATCGCCAACGCGGTTGCGTATTTCGGAAACAGCGGCTCGCACGCGTTGCTCACTACAGCCTGTCGCGTCCATTATTTCTTGTGTGGTTGCACCGCCATCAGTTCTCATCATGTTATATTGAACTCCAACACGCGCACCGCGTCGGAATGGCTGATCAGGTGTATTGTGATCAATTGTTCGCCCATCATTTTCAACGCGATTGTTGCGAGTGTGATCAACTAAGTTCAAAAGGAATTGAACCCAATTGATAATCTTGTCAGCTTCAATTGTTCCACTCGCTTGGCGAAATTCAATTGTACCATTTGACCACGTTTGCAAATTAATTGTGGTAAACTTGCCAAATGTTAACTGTTGAATGTTTGTTGCCGCTCCAATGCGAGATAGTGAAAGCGGTGAACAATATCGGTTGTTGGTTCTTGAACGTGGGAACATTGAATTAATAATATCTTGTTGCCGCGTGCATCGCTTCAGTAAATCTTTTACTTCAACAAAATCCATTGGATCGTCAAAAGTGTTTGAGATAAAGCGACCTGTGTTTGTGGTATATGGAATGCTATCGCCACAAAATTGAGTAGGTGTGAAATACTCTTTCAATGGTGCGTTACTAATATGAACGTGTAAACCACAAGCTGAATTGACGCGAGCGCCAACGCTCGCCAATACTTGGCAAACTTTTTTGATATAATCAAAAGCGAAATCACAAGCGGCAAGCGGTGGCAATACTATTTCGGCGTCAACTCTTGGCGTGCCATCGGGTTTTACTAGGCAACCAAGTATTCTTGCATCGCGAAAAGCTGTTGTGATTACGGGTATTGATGCACCGCTTGTTTCAATCTCAATTCCAAATGTATGTATCATTATATTGCCTCCAATTCTAAACCACAGTCGTAATCAATGCCGTGTAATTTATTGTGGTTCTCACAAAATTGAGCGTCAATTGATCCATTGTGTTTTGTGAACAATTCGCCATCACGCCATTCAACACTGAATTCAATTTCATTGGCGGTGCATTTATACATAGCTTGCAAATGGTCCATCAGGTCGCTTGAATTGGCAAAATACAAAACGATTGTGCCGTGATATGTTCCTACGTCGGTTGAGTAATATGTCATTATCGTGTTTCCTTTTTGCTAGATAATGTCCTATTATAATGTCAGTTTGACCCATAAAGCAAGGGATTTTATGGGATTAAATGAAATTGTTCGGGTTAATTTTGATCTTTTTTGTCATATTTATAAGGGTTTTTCGTGTATATAGGTGGGTATATACAGGCTGCGCATATACCCAGTTCCCGAATCCCGAAGATTGTTCCCGAATCCCGAAGAAAGCTGCTTCCCGCTGGTAAAAAATAGTACAATTGTTCGGGTTATTCCCAGCAGCGGGCTGGTGTTTTTACCAGCGCGGCCGGGCGGAGGTCCTGCTGCGATCCCGATTAGCAGCTACCAGCAGCCCGAACCCGAACAATTGTTCCCAGTAAGTACCCCGGCAGCGCTTTTTACCAGCGATTCACCCGGTAACACCAGCAGCCCCGGTAACTCCCAGACTTCGATTGTGGCCCCGAACCCGAACAATTCATCGGGTTATTACCCAGATTCGCTGCTGGCCCCGGTGGCTGCGGGTCCTGCTGGTATTTTAACCCGAACAATTTATCGGCTTATTTACCTACAGCAGTGTTATTATAACCACTGGTACACAAAATACTGCTGTTGGTTACGCTGCTTGTATTTAAGTTATCCCGAACAATTTGTCGGGTTGTTCCCAGCGGCAGCACAGCAGTAATCCCGAATCCCGAATATAGTTGATTTTATTTAGAGGCTATTTAAAGGCTGCTGGAGTATCCCGAACAAGTTATGACCCAGAACCCCGAAAAGTCCCGAATCGGGCCTGTAGCGTGGCTCTCAGGGTTTCTGCGGGGTCTCCGTGGCCCGACCCGCCCCAAGTTATCCACTTACCCTGCGGCTTTCCCGTTATCGTATGTTATGTCGATTTGTTCGGGTTTTATGGGATTTTCTGCTGGTGTCACATCGATCATTCTATTTTTAGCGCGATCCATAAACTCTTGCAGTTGCTCAACGATCTGGTCCCGCGTTAGATTATCAACATTTTCGTGCGTTACATGGCTACGGGCTACCATAAGCCCCGTTACTTTGAGGCGTAGTTCCTCGGCTTTGATTGCAGCACTAAAGTTCCCTGCCTGCCATGCTTCGTCCCGGAGTCTTTGCATATCCCGAACAGATTTGGTTACGGACACCCCGTATTTAGTTTCCAATTCGTTTCGCATCTCTTCCATGCGTTCTCGAACAACTGGGTTATTTAGAAGCTGCACAGCCCGAACGTTTGGCGACTTGTAGCCTGCGGCTCTTGCGGCTCCCGTTTGGGTCATGTCTTTATGAATGTAGTTATCTAAAAATTTCTGTTGTTGCGGTTGCAATCTACGTCCACCTTTCTCGACTTGATCCCCGACCTTTGGCATTTGTTCACCTGTGTTGATTTGTGTTGTGTTCAGGATAGCCCGAAGACTGTCAAAATACAAGCCCACATAAAACGAAGAGTTCCCATACTAAACACATGAGCCGCGCACATGAAATTTACATGAGGTGGGGGATGTATATATCCCCCCCTATAGGGGGGTAGCAGTTTTCATGTAAATAAGTATTTGATTTTAAACAATATTCTACATGAATTGGGGTTCTTCATGTAAATCATGTAATCGGCTAAACCGTTGATTTAATTAAAGTATTAGCATGAACATGAATCGCATGAAGTTTTCATGTAGATTTCATTCATGTAAAATATCGTTTAAAATCAACACATAATTTTTCTTATCTTTTTTGCTTGACTTGCCTATGTGATATGGTACTACTTGGGACATCTAGTAAACAGGAGTATATAAGATGACACAATTTGAAAGCAGCGCCAAAGGCCGCATTTTACGCGATATGGGCGGCGACCTTATGGATGGCGACCATGCAACGCGGAGTTTATTTCGTTGTTGGTTGGATGGTTCTTATCTTGGTGAGGGTCACTACCGATCTAATCTGGAATTTATTAAGGGCAACAATCATGACCGCAAGGCCATGCGTTCTTTTATCATTAACGAGTTTTGTAAATATTCGGCTTATGACGCCAATTGTTCTGCGGGTTATGCGCAGTCTGTCATTGCCGATCATTTCAGCACTGATTTTCTTAACAAGCTGAACGATGCCTTAATTGATGAGGCGATTGAGTTTGGCGCAGAGCAAGGGGAAACAGTGTAATGTTATATATGGCATATGGAATGAACACGAACCGAGATGCAATGTCTGTACGTTGCCCGAAGGCTAAACCGTTGGGCGGATTTTATCTGCCCGATACGCGGTTGGTTTTTCGTGGTGTTGCCGACATTGTACCCGATACCGAAACGATCTGCCCTGTTGTCTTGTGGGAGATCACTCTTGATTGTCTGCGTTCTTTAGATCAGCTTGAGGGTTATCCGCACTTATACAACAGGCGCAAGATCAATACGGATTGGATTGTTTATGAAATGAACGACAAGACCCGAACAAGTCCACCGAACGGCGGTTATTACAAGATGATCGAAGACGGTTACAAGGACTTTGGTCTTGACGATTACAAGT